GTACCCGCACCGTCTGTCTTTAAGAACTGACCAGTACTACCATCTGAAGTAGGTAGAGTAACTGCTGCCACGAAGCTGTTGAGGTTAGAGTCAGCGGTATTGTTTGCATCATATGCTTGCACATCTGTGCCTATAACTAAGCCCAAGTTAGTACGGGCTGTGGCGGCATTGTCTAACTCAGATAGATTGTTAGTGGAGACTAATGCGTTGCTAGTGTCAAAGGCTCCAGCATTCCAAGCACTGCCTGTCCAAACGTACAAAGTATTAGCCGTTGTATCCCAATACAAAGCGCCTGTGACTAGTGCATCACCATCATTGTCTACAGATGGAGCAGAACTCTTTGCACCTAAGTAACGATCATCGAAGTTATCATAAGATGCGGCAGCGGCAGCGGCTGAGTTACCTGCATTAGTTTCACTTGTTGCAGCATTGGTGGCGGATGTAGCCGCATTAGTTGCACTAATTGCCGCCGCTGCGCTGCTACTGGCAGAGGATGTCGCAGATCCTAAGATGCCATCAACATAAGCTTTTCGTGTAAGATCATCCGCAGCGGTGGGCGTAGCCGTGGAGGTGGCCTTGTTAGAACCTAGTACAATGTTACCTGTCATAGTGCCACCAGACAGGTTCAACTTCAGAGCATCCTGTGTATCAGTATATGCTTTACTAGAAACATCCTGTGCCGATGTGGGATCACCTACACCAGTAATCTTCGACGTACCCATAGCAATGGCACCCGACATGGTTCCACCCGACAGGTTTAGTTTAAGCGCATCTTGAGTATCTACATAACCCTTACGAGTAAGTGTGTCATCTGTAGCAGGTGTCGCTGTTGATGTAGCTTTGTTTGCGCCAAGCGTAATGTCGCCTGTCATTGTGCCACCAGCAAGAGGCAGCTTAGTCGCAATGCTTGTAGTAATCGTTGTAGCAAAGTCTGGGTCATCGCCCAGCGCAGCGGCTAGTTCGTTTAGTGTGTCCAGCGTACCGGGTGCGGAGTCTACGAGTGCAGCTACTTCTGTGTCTACATAACCTTTAGTGGCTGCATCAGAGGAGGCGCTGGGCGTACCAAGACCAGTAACAGTGTTGCCACCCATAGTTATATCGCCAGACATAGTGCCGCCAGCTTTGTTTAACTTCAGAGCATCCGCTGTGTCTGTATAATTTTTAGTTGAAGCTTGCTGTGCAGAAACAGGATCACTTACGTTAATTAGTGCTGTGCTTGTGAAATCTACCGTGCCGTTCACGATGAGATCGTTTAAGGTAGTTGTGCCTGTGGCAGCGGTGACGTTACCCGTCAGATCCCCATCTACATTTCCGGTCAAATTCCCAGTAACATTCCCGTCGAGGTTTCCTGTGACATTACCCGTAAGCGCCCCAGTAAATCCCGCCGTTGATACGACAGTTGTACCTGTTATAGCCTGTGCAGACGCCGCACCGATAACTGAACCATCAATCGTACCACCATTAATGTCAGCCGTTGCCAGAGTAGCCTGACCTGTAGTCTCAGCGGTAGTGAGTATTGTATTACCAAGCACGTTTAGAGTGCCATCGATGTCAGCATTTCCCGCAAGATATAAGTCTTTGTAGCGAACTGCGTTAGTGCCAATGTCTACCGTGTTGTGAACATTTGGGGCTAAAGACGTACCCGTATTTGCTACTAGCTCATGCCAGTTTGCGGCACCTGTAGTATTAGCTGAACACACAAATATACGCTTTGTAGTGTTGTTAATCCAAATAGACCCGACAGCGTACCCTTGTGTGCCATCATCCGCAACTGTAGGGCTTGAGGTAGCAGAAGTATTGTTCTTGCCATCTACGCCACCATGTACCTGCGGTAGGTATCCGGAAACAGAAGTCGTAAGGTTGATCTTAGGAGCATTTCCCGCAAGACCATCGTGTGTGTGACCGGACACGCCAAAGGCAGATGATAATTGATCGAATTCAGCGTTAAGAGGTGGAGCGGTAATCTCCGATCCGTTCTGAATATCCGGTAATGATTGTCTTGTGTAACCAGCCAACTTAGCGTCTCCCCGCTATAGAAAATTCAAATACGATGCCTTGAATACTGTAAGGCTCCGACTGACCTACGGTTACCAAAGTAGATCTGGCAGAGTACCCAGATCCTTGGATGTCGGAGGTCATAATGGGTTTAGAGTTGCCGCCGTATAAAATATTCGCACCGTTAAAATCGATGTTTCTACCTGCATACTGGACGGGGCCGCCTTCACTTTCTTGGGAATAAGGGGAAGGCCGAGATGTATTGTAATCCCCCCAATCGTAGGACATGGAGAGATAAAACTGAACTGGACCCTCTGCACGAATAAAGGTGTTTACTTTGCGCATTACTTTACGGATCTCAGTGTCACCAAAATCTAAGTACGGTGTAGAATATACGGCTAATATATCCCGGCCAGAAAAACTGGTTCCGACTTCCTGCCTGTATACTTTACCATCGTAGTCACCATGCAAAACGTACTCTGTACGACCGATGTAATCACTTGTAGCACAGGATGCCCTAATGCCGGTTAACTCACCGAATTCCCACTTTATGGAACCATCCTGATCAGCGAGACCTCCAATGATACCGTAACTGTCCTGTACGTTAAAAGTTTCATCACCTACAAAAAAACGGACCTGAGACTTACTACGGATTACTACACCATTCATGGTGTCCATGTCGTAATCCTTAATCATGTCTACGAGGCGAACTTGAATAGCTTTAGATACTGTTTCTAGCTCGACATCACCAATTCTACTGGTCCCTGCAACGGGTCTAAATCCATCTGGGGCTAGAAAAAGGAGATCCCCGCCAATTTCTTGTACACTGTCTCTGGATATACACCCGACATTAGATGTAACTTGGTCTAAAACGAAACCCGCAGTTACATCCGGTGAGACCCGTTTTATAGCGTTAGAACCGAATACAAAAAGGTCATCACGAAAGGGTTTAAATTGGACTATATTAAAGCCGGGTATGATCTGACCGCCACCAGATGCAGACGTAAAATCATAGGGGTCTTGAGGCGCAGAATGACACAAAACAGCCCGTGAACCTAAGTCGCCACCAATAAATAAATGGTTCTCGAATACGTCAACTAAAGAGGGTGCGTTTACTATTTGATTACCGCCGGGGCTGGAGGTTCCTCCTGTATTCGTACTGTTAAGGGCATACCAATTTGCACCGTCAAAAATAATGGCGTTGTTTACCCCGTCCACAAAGCAAATCGTGGAGCCAGCGCCCCAATCAAATTGAGCATGCCTAATTTTTGTCACAGTGCGACTAGAGGCAGTGAAGTTAAGAGTTAACCCTGTGACCATCGCCTGCCAGCCAACAAGCTCTACATACTTGTAAAATCCGTATGTGTTTGCCCCTGCGTCCTTACGGGCCGCTATTATGTAAGGGTTTCCGATGTGTTCATTTCTGTAGATAGCAACACAAAGTATCTTTCCTTCGGCTACACCAGCCCCGACCTCTTGGTAATTTGTATCCAAAAAGTCGTAACCTTCAATACGGCGGTATCCACCATACAGACTAGGCTCGAAATTAACTAAGCGAGTAGCTGAACCTGACGCAGCTTCTGAAAGGAACAAGTGGTTCTCGTTGGCATTAAGGCCACCTGAACAAACTACCTTGTAAGATTGAATTTCATCCGCCACTAGAAAGAGATCCTTGTGTCAGAAACGTATTCGTATTTATTTATGTACAGGGTCTGAAGATCTTTTATGCCGGTAGTGAAAACCTCCAAAGATATTTGTGCTGCGGGAATGTTGTCTTTGAACATGTACAGAAAATACAAAGCTCCTTCGACAAGAACCGAGTCAAAACTTTCTGGTATTCTAGTTTGATCAGATGGGTTAACTAAACTGGTATAATTTAGGAAGTAGTTAAACCGTACCTGATACGAATTGTCTGGAGAAGGAGTTACACCAAAACCTTGTCCGTGACCCCCAAATACATTCGTAGGAACTCCTAATCCCGCATTACCAGAATCGTTATCGGCATCACGACTAGAACGATACCAATCATCCCTGTTTATTGCAGGAAGATGAGTGAAGTTAACCCCAAGCGCATCATTTTTTATAATTTGAAAGGAGTTCCAATCAACACTTTTTAAACCAGAGGGCCAAGAGTATTCAACCTGACCTTGCGTAAGGGATTGTGTGTGTGTTGCTGCATTAAAGGGCCATTCAAACTCAGACTGATTTATCTTTGCTATAGAATTTCGCACACTGTCTTTTACTAAAGACTGCACACCTCTAGATGATGAAAAGTCACTATCGTTCATCTCCACCTCATTAAGGCGGCGTAAAACTTGATTACAAAGTTCTAGAAAAGTACTAGGCATGAATGATCCTTAAAGAAGGGTGTTGGGGGCAAGTTGCCCTGCCCCCGCTTAACCATTAGGCCAAGTTGTAGTTTGCTGTGATC